ATTTTGCCTCTGGATATGGCGTTGCCAGCTCGAATATTTCCGTAGCTGTGCCACCGCTTGTATATGTTGTGAAGCTGGTTGTGTTTATTGCTGCACCGAATAGATCTGTGAGCGTAAACGTATTTGTAGAGCTATTCGCAACCCGGTAGTTTCTGCCGTTCAGCTCGATCATACCGCCAACTGAGGCTATGAATATTTCATCGCCATTGCTAAAGCCGTGAGAGTTGCTTGTTAAAACGCCAGGGCTTGCCTTGGTTGCCGCTGTGATAGTTTTAGCAGTAGCGTTTAAAACTTGTGCGCCATTGCGATAGACGCGCATAATCTCATTGCCAAATTCCAGAATATACGTGTCGGTTGATTTAAATTGAAATGGTATAAGCCTGGATTTTACTGAGCTGGTTTTAACTTCGCCTAGATATTCTGTGCCTGGACGCCGCTTTGTGCCGCCCGTTGGCATAACAATCATATTCGTAAGATCTGCCAGACCTTCCTTGTATTTCTCAATGCCCGTCCTGCCCTCGAGCAAGGGGGATATTTCCCCGGCACTAAAGGCTGAGAATGATGGAGCGGATCTAGCCATTACATACGCGCCTCGATGAAGTCACTGGCCTCAATGCGTTGCGGAGCGCCTTCGGTTGCGTTGACGTTTCTGGCCTGGCTAAGCTTTGCTATATAATCAGCTCGCATTTGATTGCGCACAGAGCCCGATCCCGTAACTGTGTAGGCTATTTCTGCAGCCAAGCGCTGAGATAAGGTATCAATCAGGCTTGCATCATATTCATTAGGATCCTCGATCCTGGCGATATACTTGATTTTGGCCGTGCCTTCGTCGGTCACAATGTTTCTGCCCTCGACAACAAACACCGGGCCACCAGACAGGCTGTGCATATTGTCCTGGGGATAGCTCATAGAGCCGTTTGAGAACTCCAAGACCCTTAGACAATACGGATCCGTTGGCAGGGGATAGTAAAAGGCATATCCAAAATCAGGCTTTGTTGCGGATTGCGCCAGAGTTGTGCGTCTGACCAGGCAATTCCAGCTATGTTGACGAAACAAATCGTCACGTATGCCAGGGTATTTTTGATTAATAACACGCGCAGCTTTTGAGTTTTCATCGAACGCCGCGATATTTGACGCCCCTAGCAGGTTTAGGGCTGAATTAGCTATATCAACTGTGCTTGTCATGGCCTACCTCAAAAAGAGTAAGCAGGGCGGCGAACCGCCCCGCCGTTGTTTAGTCTGTCGCGAACTTAATCGTACATTCAATTGTACCCGTTCCTGCAGCGCCAGCGATTGTAACAGTGACCATTGCGCCGTCACCATCAGCATCCAGCACCGTGCCGCTACCAAGCGCCAGGGTTGCAAGAATATCGACTTTCTGAGCAGAGGTAGACGCCGCTGCAGCTTTATAGGCTGCCGCCGCTGCACTTACCGCAGTACCATCAGCGTTTTTATAAGCTGCATGACCGACACTAAGCGTTGTGGAGCTGCCTAGAGCATCATGGGCAAGTGAGCCCTCAATGAGCCGCGCACCGTCAGGCAAGCGAAACATTTCGATTACATCACCAGCCGCCAAGCTTGACGCTTCAAAAACCGAGTGAGCCACACGAATGCGAGCCCCCAGGTTATTTGAAGGGTTTTTAACAACTGGCGTTGCGCGTGAGTTTGTCCGTTGGACACTATATCTTGTTGCCATTGGTCATTCCCCCTATTCTGCGCACGGCACTTCAACAACCATGCTCTCTTGCATGCGTGTCGCGCCGATACTTTGTTGATAAAAAACCTGGGTGGCATAGCCCTTGTCAGGCCGCACATCGACTTTTGCTGTTGGGTTCATACCAACCGCAAGCTTTAAGCCGTCTTGTGCGAAAGCGATAACCCGGCGATGTGACGAACCATTCACCTCCAAGCGATTGCTTGTGATGAAGGTAAATCCACAAAACTCCGTGACGCTGCCTTGGACAAGAGCACGTACTGTATTGAAGTCTGCCGAAGTGACGGTAGTGCTATTAAGCAGATCCGACATTTGCTTTGGCGCAACAACAATAAAGCGCTTGATACTCGGGTCAACAGATCCTTCATCGAGGATTTGCTTTGCCGAAATCAGCTTTGCCAGGGTAAGCCCCGCGCTGCCATGTGGCACGACATTCCCTGATGGGAAAGTTACGCTTGTACCACCGTCTTTGCCAGTATTTGCCGCTGCAAAAGCCGAAGCGATGATCGTATCATCCATTCTACGTCCCATTGCTGCAGCACCCGCACGAACATAAGTTGATTGCGGATCTGTCAACATACGGATCTTATCTTCATCATCGATAAGATCTGCGTATACATAATCCCGCAAGGAGACTTGACGCCTCGAATGGGGTGTATCTTGGATTGGCGTATCCTGGTGCCGTGTGGTTTTCTCGATAGCGGAAACTGCTCCCACCTGATCGAAAAAGGCCTTCTCGCCTGTGACGCTTTCCTCATCCACGCAAGCGCGGAGTAAAGATCCTTGCTGTTGAGACAGCATTTGGATATTTGCGGAAAACTGATTCACAAACGCTGTAGTGATTTCGCTCGACATAATCGAACTCCTTCATTAAGCTATTGTTTTTTCAGGGTTTTTTTCGCCGCGGTTATCCGTAATGGGCCGTGCTCAACGCTTAGGTTCGTTACTCCACTTGTCGCTGGGGCTTAGAAAGATCTAAGCTTATCCAGCTTCACCGCTCTCAATCCGAAATAGTCTTTCGGCTTCAGCAACGTATGTCTTGTGTTCGGGGTGGCGATGATCCAGATAAGGGCCGCTCGCCATGATTTCAGAGATCTTTCGACCCGCTTCCTCTGAGGTCATAACGAGCTCAGTAGGTTCACCGACTATCTTATCTTCGCCAATTTCCTTGGCAAACGCGCTAAACATGCGGATAATATCAGGATGATCACCCAATAATCTGCCATCTGCGAGCTCGATTTCATTAAGAATTTCCGATTTATTGCCAAGCAATTGCCTGGCCGCGCCATTTGCAAGCTGTAGTTGTTGCTCAAAAGCCGGGCCGTATTCCTTCCTTAGCTCCAGCTCGCCTTCATGCGTAAGCGTTTCAGCGTGATCGTACCGCTCAACTTCCATTTTCTCCAAGGAGCCGTCCATGAAAGACGCGATAGTTTGGGCTTGTTTGTTATTGAGCCCTGCCGCGTGTGCGCTGTCTCGGAACGCCTCGAGTGTGCTATCCCCAAGCTGCCCTTCCAGGCTGATCTCATAGTTGGTTGGCGCTTCGGGCCTACCACTTGCGCTGTAAAACTCGCCCCATTGATCGTCTGACCAATTCTCAGCAGGCCGGGCCATGTTATCAGCGCCGACCATGCGCTCTAGGTGCGTGTATGATTTCGCAAGATTGTTAACGTCTTTGAACTTTTGTAAGCTCGGGTTGCCTCTGTTTTCTTCGTTTAGTGTATCCAGAAAGCCTACCTCAGCCGGGGCTTCCATTGCCACGTCTTGAGATCCCTCTGCCGGGATTGCCTCATCGCTCATATTTTAATTACCTTTTGGTTTGCTTTCCTCGGTGATCATCCTGGCGATATGCAGCATGGCGCTGCGCTGACCTTCAAGGAAAGCACTTTGATAAGGGTCGCCAGGAACAAAGGTTGTTTGATCGTAGTTCAGCCGGGCTTTAAGATCTGCCAGGACAATATCCCCGTCACCGTCACTGTTAAAAACAAGACGGTACGAGCGTTTTACATCTTCTATTTTCTTCATTGCTGCAGACCACCCACAGCCTTAACCATTGGCGCGGCCTTTTGCATTTGCTCTGCGGCCATCATTTGCTGTTGTTGCTGAGCTTGCGCGGCCTCAGCCTCTGCCTGGGCCTCACGTATTTCCGCAACCTGGGCATCTGATCTAATCACCTGGGCCGGTATGCCCGTTATATCGACCAGATATTTTACCAAGCGGTCTGAATCGAGATAATCCATTACTGGCGCTATTTCGTTAACTTGCATAAGCACCTCGAACCCGCGCAACATTGATTGCAGATCCGTTAGCTTTTGAGCTTTTGCCAGGGGAGATACATACTCAATATCTATATCCTGGCCCTGTAAAGCCTCAGGGGGGGTTGGGAGGAGCCCCGCCCTGAGTAGCAAGCCAAAGCACCGCGAAATCATGGGCTGCAATAGCTCACTTTGGAGGCGACCCAAAACTGGCCCGAGAAGTCTCATGCGTTCTTCGTTGCGCTGCAGCACTTCCGTTGCAGTTTGCTGCGCACCGCCCTGGCTTAGAATTTGGTCTATGAAAAACGCCTTGTTGATTGCGTCCCGGCGCTGATCTTCCATTGCCAAGCCAAGCGGATTATTCGCGCCGATCTGCATGGGCTCAATGCGATCTCTGGAACCTGATCTATAAAAGTTCAAGCTTCCCGGCGTAGTGCGCACAGGCAAAACGAATCCATCGTCTGGCACCATTAAAGGAGGATCTATTTGTTTTTGGGCTGCGCGGATCGAAACCTCGCACATTTTATTCAACATTTTCGTATCTGGCAAAGCGTTCATCGAGACGGATCTGCCATAGCTCGACGTGCTATCCTTGCTCATTCTCGGGACGCAAAAACATAGCTCGTCATAGCCGCCTTCGCTCAAAAGCATCCTTGTTTCTGCATGATAATACACAGAGGCAAAGGGCTTGGACATTTTGGAAAGCCTGCCGGTTGTTTCACCTCGAGGAAACACCGCATGAATAATATCGTGCTCGTTATATTGATCGTTTTTTAGATCTTTAAGACATGCCTGGG